TCCTACTCCTCTCCATCCTTAATTTTTTATACTCTTGAACTAAACCACCCTTATTAAAGTGCTGAACGAGACCACCCTTATTATATCCAGCAGACTTTTTAGCACTAGCAGATATGTCATCACCTATAGCATTTAGTTCAGACTGATCCTTAATGCTTGCTGCAATTCTTGCATATGGATTGTTTGCAAAATACTGCTGCCTTTCTTCTGGTGTTAAGCTCCTTATTGAGTTAGAATAGGAGATTCCCTCACCTTCGACCCATTTTGTATTTTCTGTAGTGCGGGTCATATTCTCCCAATTATCAACTTCATTTGTATATTCTTTTGTTCTTGGACCTGGACCTTTAGGCTTTGCAAGATACACGCCTTGTGAATAAGTTATTTTCGTTAAAGGAGGTTCTATACCCATAAAGGATCGTTCTTTATTAATTTCCTTAAGCATCCTTGCTTCTTCTTCTTCTTTCTCCTTTCCAGTACTTGCTAATGCTCCTTTTGGAACTACCATTTCTCCAGCACCAGCAGATAAATTGTTGGGATCTATTTTTCCTGGAAGGAATGTGCGTGTATCTCCTGGTATTCCATAACCCAAACCATCATCAAGTACCTTACCACCGTCATTCATACCTCTTACTTTTCTCTCTACATTATCACCAATCTCTCCACCTGCAGCACTACCTGCTAAACCTAATGCAATATCAGCAACAGGACTTACGGGTGAATCAGCAAAGAAACCAACAACACCACCAGTAAATCCACCTAGCGTACTACCAATTATTCTACCTGTTCCTGATGTTTCCTTCTTACCAGTTGCTGCAGCAGCATTCATTCCTTCCAGAGTATCCGTACCATACTTCTCAGTTGCTTCCTTAGTTAATACAAACTCGCCAGGAGTTAACATCGCAGGAACTGTATCAGTATTACCAGAACCAGGAACCGATCCACCTGTATTAAAATTTTGAACTAGACCACCTTTATTAAATTGAGCTGGTTGAGGTAATTCACCAAAGAATCCATATCTTTTTTCTGTTCCAGTTTCTACTCTTTGAATTTGTTCTTTTCTTTCTTGATTCTCTCCAGTAATAAACCCACCCGCTTTTTGAAATATATTCTTGTTTGCATCTTCTTCTCTCAAATCACTAACAGTTTTATCTTTTCCTTGAATCGCTACAGATTCATCAACTGCTTTATCTGTTTTATTTTTCTGCGTAGCCAGAAAAGCAGCTATACCACCAGTAGCAAGTACTGCCAGTCCTATGGGAGATGCTGCAAATGCTGCTAAAGGTGCTAATAATCCTGTTAAAACAGGAATAAATCCTACAATTGCTGCTACTGTTCCCGTTATTAATGATCCAATACCTGTTCCAAACAACAACCATCCAGCTAATAATGCAGGCCACCAATCTTTAATGAATCTAAATACAGACTGTACTTTTTTCTTATTCTTTGGATTCTGAAACCACTTTATAAGTTTTCCAACAACTGCAGATAAAATTAAAGTCTTAATGAAATCCCATACCTGTCCTAACAAACCTTTAACAGGTGATACTATCTTCTCTCCTACCTTTTTAAGTCCATCAAATACTCTTGACTCTATTTTCTTTTCTTTAACCTTTCTTTTACTATCTTCTCTACTTTTCCTTACATCTTTTGCAGCCTGTTTATCAGCTTGCTGCTGCCCTAATAAAAGATTCTTAATAGACTCTGTACTTCCTGCAATAGAATTAAGAATATTTTTAAATCCTTCTCCAATAGATGGTTGCTTTGGCTTAACAACTGGTTCTTCTTCTGGAATTTCAGGAGTAATATCTCCAGCAGTTACATCAGACTTAGGTTCTCTTATAGCAAGAGAAGTAACCTCAGTATTAGGTTTAATATCTTGTGATGTTCCTTTCTTAAATGCTTCAGCACTTATCTTTGTTTTCTTTATCTTAGGAATTACTTTATCTCTAAGTTCTTTTTCTTCTACTCTTACAATATCAAAGTATTCTACATTACCTTCTTCTTGAAAATCTAAAGTTGCTTGTTTAAGTGCTTCCCAATAAACTCTATCGGATACACCTGGTTCGATGTATCCATAGTCTAAAAGTATTTCATATGCACTATCAAGTTTTGCTTTAGGCATTCGATTTCGCTTGTTTGCGTTTTAATTCTTCTTCTTCAAGATGTTGCTTAAGAAGACCAACATAGATATCTCTTTCCCAAGGGATAAGGTTTTCTATCTCCGTCAAACTATATTTATGGTACTGCATCAACGCAAAATTTAACCTGAAGTAATTCTCCAAGTTCATATGCGACATGCCTACCCGAAAAAAGATGCTAATCCCTCAAGCACTACCTCACTTTCAACCTTTGTCTTAGGATTTTTAACTGTAATAGTATGCTGTAATTTAGGCATAGTCTCAAAGAACTTCTCAATATCTTTGAACTGAGATGAGTTCATTGATTCAAGGAACTCTTTCACTTCTTTCTTAGTACAGTCAGCAGTAGACCATACTTCATCCTCGGTATAGATCTTATCAATACATGATGCAATCAAATCAAATGACTGTTCCATTTGATTACCTTCTTTAAAATCAAAATTGTTTTTAATAAACTCATCAAGAGATGGATACTTCATCTCCATCATAATATTATCATCAATTTTAATTTGATTATTATGATCATCACTCTTCTGAACCTGTATATCATCTAGATCGATAGTAACAGGAACTTCTGTTACCTTATCATCAGGACATATAATATTGACTTCCAATTCTTCTCCAACAGACTTACCTCTGATGTTGAGGAACAGATATTCAATATCAAATGTAGGAAGAGTTTCTACTTTTAATCCTTTTGCAGTAACACAACTTTTAATTACAGTTTTAATTGCAGTAGTAATCTGTTTATTATCTTCACTCTCTAATGCAAGAACTAAAAGTTTTTCTTCTTTAACAAGAAAAGGTCTATAGTTAATAGGTTTTCCAGTAGAAGGTAACTCCAACTCATATGTCGGAGTCGCAATTTTTGGTAAAGGCATAATATCCTAATACAATTCAATGTACTTTATTTATACACTAATCAGCGACCAAAACTACCTAACCAACTGCGTGTATTAGTTACCCATCTTGCAGCACCTCTAATATTATCAGCACCCTCTTGACCAAAAGCAAAAGTAACTAATGATCTTACAGCATTTCCTGCTGCATTTGCTACTTGAGAAGGAACTCCACCATCAGTAAGTACCTTCAAAGCACCTCGAATATCTCCTGACAATAATTCCCTTGCAAAACTACCATACAATCTAAGTGGATCTTTATTTGAAGTCTGCATCCATCCTTTATTCATCACATATCTAACATAACTAAAGGTTACTGTGACCTTTAATAAGTCTGCTGTATCATAAGAAACAGGTATTGAATTTACAGCAATAGGAAATGTTCTAATAAATTCATATTCTAATATCCCTCCCATAACTCTCTCATTAGTATTAAAATCCTTTTCAAATTTTATAATCTTTAATCCTTGATCCGCAATATACTCATCAGGATATTTCATTCTATAAAAGTAATCTTTATTCTTACTATCTTCACGCTGCTTTTGTGTCTCTATACCTACAGCATAATCCATCCATGTTTCAAAAAGTCTGATAGGAATATAGTTATCTGCATTCACATAAAAAGTAAAATCTATACCTTGCTCATCAAACATTCGACGATGAACATGTCTCTCCGTCACACCAGTACGATCATTCATAATCTCTGTAGTTGCTAAAGTAGATCCAGGTAAAGATACTTCAGAACATAGTAAACGCAACTTCCATTGATCATTAGTATTCAAAAATACTCCAGCCTCATTCAGAACTTCATCTTTTAAAAGATTTTTAAGTTTAGTATTAAGAATAGCATTAAAAGGAATTTGAACCTCAAAGTTATTTGTAGTGGCAGGTCGAAGCAGATGATTCTTTACATCTGATATCTTCCAGGGTGCTAAGAAAGTCATTTATAAATATTATTTGACCTTATATATTATGTATAAGAGATGGCAGAAAGTAAAAAGAGTTTATTCAAACCTTCTCATCCACGAAAGTATAAAGGAGATATAACTAACATCATTTGCAGAAGTACATGGGAAAAAAAGTTCTGTCATTACTGTGATCTAAATGAGAATGTACTTGAATGGGGAAGTGAAGAGTTCTTTATACCATACCGTGCTCCTGATGGTAAAAGCCGTCGTTACTTTCCAGACTTTATTATGAAAGTAAAAGAAAGTAATGGTGGTACAAAAACATATGTTATTGAAGTTAAACCAGCAAAGCAAACAAGACCACCAAAGAAAAGAAAGAAAGTGACCTCATCGTATATCTATGAATGTAAAACTTATGCTATGAACCAAGCAAAATGGAGAGCAGCATCTGAGTGGTGTAAAGATAAAC